CATGGTCAGGTCGTATTCAGCTTGCAACTTGCACTTCTGAGCAACCAAGACATCGTTTTCAACGACTGCATTCAGACGTTGCTGCTCGGCCAGAGCAATCTGCTTTTCCAGCAGCTGCGCTTCCAGATCTGCCTTCTGTTTGGTCAGGAGGAACTGGGTCGCTGTCTGCAGGACTTGTGTCATAGAACCCAGATAGACCTCAGCATACTCAGAGCCCTTGATGCGGTTCTTGTTGAACTCCGCTTCAAGGTGCGCTGCTGCCGCGCGCATGAGAGTGTCGAAGACGCCTGCACCGTCAACTTGTGCGGTGGTCAGGTCTGCGGTGGTTACTGCTGTCATAGGTCTATCCGGTTCGTTTTAATTACTGAACGCCGCCTGCCATTGCTTGACGTTGAGCCAAGTCATGGAGTTCTTCAGGGGTCAGTGGGTCCAACACTTCGATCGAGAACTCTTTGATGAGTTTGCCCTTGCGAGTCTTGTTGCCACGACTGTCTTGGACAGTGTGGAAGGTTTGGCAGGTGCGCTCTTTCAAGTGTTGATAGATGATGTTGGGGATATGCCAACCTTCGTCTGCATTGAAAGGGATGTACTTGCTGACGGAACCAACAACGGCATTGCCCACGGAGATGATCTCACCAGGCCATTCAGATTTGGCTGGATTCATGCAGGTCAAACGAACGCGCACCAAGCGGTGAGCATCATCTTTCAAACGCTTTTGACGTTGACCTTCAGTTTCCACACCGGGAGCTGTCGTTTCGGCTGCAGCTTTGGGGGCTGCTTCCGGTGTTTCGGGTTCAGATGCTTTGCCTTCGATGGCTGCATTGACTTTTTCGCGCAGCTTCTCCAGACCAATGGAAGGGTGATACGTCACGCCCATCATGTCTGCACGAGCCTTCAGTGCTGCGAGCTCGTCTTGGGTTGATACTTGAGTTTCGGTGTCTTGAGTTTGTTCAGACATTGCGTTCTTTCGTAGTTGAGGAAATCAGGTTGAAGCCAAAAAGGAGAGGAGGTTTCCCTCCCCTCCTAGACTACTTACATCTTGGCAGCAGTCTTGATCAGAGCGATACGCTCAGGACGCAAGCACATGAAGCCGTAGTACCACTTGATGGACATGAAGCCAGTCTCACCATAAGGGTCCAACTGGTTAGCCGTAGCTTCGCCAGGGGCCTTGTGCATGATCTTGAACTTCACGCTCTTGCCGTCGGTTTGGAAGCCGATGGTTGTGAAGGACTCGTCGCCCACCACCAAGATTGGGAACACGTCGTACTTGCCAGCAGTTGCGTGGAAAGATGCGTCGTCGGCAGTTGCACCAGCACCAGCCCACTTCATCATCTCGGGGTGAACCACGAGACGGAACTGGTCAACAGTACCGATTTCGCCGTTCAGAGTCGTACCCACGGCATCACCGTAGCGCTCCACACCGACGAAGGCGGGGTTGTTGTGCAAGTCCTTCATGGCCTTGAACACGGGCAGCAATTCGCTACCGATGTAAGCCACGCGAGCAGACGGGATCGTCTTGGTGTCGATCATGCGAGAACCGGTGATGATCTTGGTTTGCTTGGGGCAGCGGTTTTGATCCAACTGGATCGAAGTGCGCATCAAGTCGCCATAGGTCACGACGCAGTTTTCGTCGATGGTTGCGTTGCTGGTAGCAGCGCCGGCATAACGAACCACGCCAGCCGAGCTGATCAAGTCGATCTGCAAGCTGTCTTCGATGATCTCGTTCGCGCCGAGGATCATCTCGCGGTTGATGTGCTCGAGCAATTGCTCGTCGGTGTCGAAGTCCATCGACTCTTGGGTGTACTCGTCAAAGAAGCCGAACTTCTCGAGAGTGCCTTCGAGTTCGATACGCTTGAAACCAACACGGTTCACACGGCCGCCGGTCTCAGAGAGAGCAGGCATCTTGCCGGGGATCGTGCCGATGTCTTTGCTGGAACCGTAGAGGTTGCCGCCAGCGTAAGAAGCACCAGAAGCGTCCAGACCTTGGTCGTTGATGTTGCGATCATCGAGCAAAGGCATGTAGTGGTAACGCTTGATCTTCTTGCCGTAGTTCTTAGGCATCGACACCACGTCAGCGAGCTGCGTGAAGAAGGTCAGTTTTGGTAGTTCAACCAGCGCTTTCTTAGCGTAGTACTGGTTAACGATTTGAGAGCCGACGGTAGAAGCCGTCGAAGGGGGGTTTTTGAATTGCATCGACATAGTCGTTTTCCTTCGTTACAGAAATTGTTTGTTCACATACTTGCTGAACTCTTCATCGCTCATGGCCAGGGGATTGAAGTCCTGGTTTTGCGAATTCGAGACAACAGTTTTAGTGGAGCTTGCAGCCCGCTTTTTGTCTTTCAGCGCGCCGTCATCTTCCTGCTTCGGTTTCGGTTGAACCACTACCTTCTCAGCGGCTGGTTGCGCTTTGGCTTGGGAGCTACCCTGAGCCAAGGCGTTAAACGCACCCTGAGCGTGGAGTCGATCACCGACTTGCCGGTAGGCTTCGATGTCAGACACACCAATCAAGCGACCAAACATGCGCTCGTTGTCAATCTCGGCTTGAATGCGGTCATAGATGCCACTTTGGACGTGGTCATTGATAACGCGCATGATGCTGGGATTGCCTGCGATCACACCTTTGCTTGCAGCGTCCCACTTAGTGCCAACAATATCGAGTGTCCGGGTGTACGAAGGAGTTCCTTGAATGTCATCAAGGACCGTATCCAGCTCAATCTCACGGTCGTCAACAGTGTAAGTAGACTGCTTATACGCGCTTGCTTTCTCAGCAGACAGATCCATAGGATCAATTCCGCTGTCCTTGACCAGCTTGTTGATTGCAGCTGCATCCTTGCGGTTCAGGTCAATCAAAAAACTGATCTTGTCTTCGCTCAAGAGGTCAGCTTTTTCAAGCAACTTCATGAGCTTCAGATTAGGTTTAAGAGCGGCCATCTTCTTGTTGTAGTTGGCGCCCATCTGCATCAGGGTGATAGCTTCGTCAACTGAGTTGACTTTGATATCTCGTCCGTTTGCTTTGAAGGGAGCCAGAAGACGCTCGTACTCTGCCTTGTGGTTGATTGTAGATTCATCGGCAGGCGTTTTATCGTCGACCTTTGAATCTGCAGCAGGCTTTGTGTCCTGCTTGGTTTTATCTTCACCCTCGGCGTCGTCTGCCGACTGCGCTTTGCCATCGGTCGCGGTGCCCGCTCCCTCGGCAGCTGCGTCGTCATCCTCGCCTTCGGCGTTGAGGTCTTTGTTGTCGTCTTCGTCACCTTCCTGGGACTTGTCCTCAGGATCAGCGTTGTCCGACTTCGACTGGTCATCCGTGTTGTCAGAACCAGGGTCTGCGTTGTCGCCTTCTTCCTCTTCGTCAGTGACGGTGGTAGAAGTGACGACCGGACCAGTCATGTTCATGATTTCCTCATCCGACATGGAGAGGTAATCGATTTCCTTGGTTTGCTGATTGTTCTGAGAATCGGACATTATTCAGCCCCCTCTTCAGCGGCAATCGCATCCAACTCTGCTTCATCGATCTCGATGTTCTTGCGAGCCATAGCGGCTTGCTGAGCAATCGTGGCGAAGTAGAGGTTCAGGTTACCGATTGAATCCATCTGCGTGATGATGGACTTTTGCATCTCGGGAGATTGAAGGCCGGGGTTAGACTTGGCTTGGACCAGACGGATGGCTTCTTTTTCAAAGTAGCCTTCTGCAACGATCGTTTTGAAATCCTTGTTGGACTTCAGACGCTCAAGAGCGTCACCCAACTCAACCAGCTTACGTGCTGCCTTGATGTTGTCTTCAATGACTTTGGTTTGACTCATGATCTACCAGTGCTTTCAAAAAGTTAATAGAGGATGTGAGTGGTTACTCACATCCCCGATCATATTACTTTTTCGCTGCTGCAGAGTTCTTGATGTATTCCTTGAGCAAATCATGACGACGCTCTTCGCGCACAAAGTCGTGTTCCATCGTCTTCATTTGCATCTGGCTACGGGCTTGCTCGCCGTGCAATTCCTTCTCACGTTCCTGTTTTACGCCGGACTCTTGTTCGACAAAATCCAGGTTCTTGAGATCGGTATCTGACTTCACGTTCGCAGCGACTTGACCTTCGGTCTCTGCCTTGGCCGAATTCAACACCGCGGTAGCTTGGTGCTGAGAAGCCATAGCATTCTCTTTAGCGATCTGAGCCTTGAGAAGTTCGATCTCCAGCATAGCTTTCTGTTGCTGCAGGGGATCAGGCTGAGGCTGGAAGGTCTCCACGCGGTGAGCCAAGTCAGGCATCTTGCGCAGGCGAGCGATGTCACCAATGATCATGTTGACCATGCCGCGATCGCCGTTGGGGCCGATGGTTTGCAGCAGGAAAGCCAGCTGCTCAGCCTTGTTGTTGTCCTCTTCGGCCGTGCTGATCGACAGCTTCAGGTCGAAGTTGCCAGCCAAGTCTTCACGACGGACTGCCACGAACTGATCGTTGGTGATGCGGACCACTTCCTGATCGCTCAAGAACTCAGCGTTCATGCTGATGATCTTACGGCCGATGCGGATGATGCCGCTCGACAAACGACGAAGGATGCCAAGCTCACGCTTGGAGGCTGCGTCCAATGCACCGCGCACACCTGCAGCCACATCGCCCAGCGACTGGCCAGAGATACCTTGGTTGAACGACTTCACGCCGGTCATCGACTCGGCTTCCATGCTTTGCAGCTGGAGCATGAATTGGGCAGAAGCCGGGATCTCGGGGTAGGTGTGCATGAAGACACCTTGGCGAGGATCGACGTTTGCGTTGAACTCGTAGTCCAGACCCTTGTCGAAGCGACGGCGGTTCGTAGCATCCAACATGTCCTTGCGAATGCCGGTCTGGCCATTCGCTGACTTGCCCATGATGTCGATCATTCCGCGCGTGACGGCACCCACAACTTTCTGGTTGTCTTCCAGCAGCGAACCATCAGGCTCGCCGTAGTTGCTCTTGCGGACGGGCAGGTAGTGCTCGACAACAAAAGGAATCTTTTTGTCGGGGTAAGGGTTCAGTTCCAAACGGATCATCGTGTCGCCTACCCAGGCGGCAACGATAGGCTCGACTTTGCCATCACCATTGATGTCCCAGAAGCCCCAGTACTCGTGCACCACCATCTTTTTGCGAGGCTCGTCACGGAAGTTGAAGCTACGCACGCCATCGGATGGGGTGTGAGTCGGAGTGCCCACAGCCGTGTTGGCTTCGACGTTCACGTACTCGAGGTTCTTGTAACGCTTGTCCTTCTTCAGGACAGACATCGAAGTCTCGAAGGTGTAGATGACGAAGCCGGCCTTGTCGATGTTCCCCATGCAGGTGGGGTCGATGGTCACGTTGCGGTAATCGCAGACTTCCAGGGTGGGACGGTTATAGACCGTCCGCATTTTCTTTTCCTTCTTGGAGCCAACGATCACAGGTTCGATCGGCTGGCCCTGTTCCTTGTAGAGCTCATGCGCTTGCTTGAGTTCGTCAGGAACGTCAGTGTCGTACTGACTGGGGGATTCTTTTTCGAGTTGGTCCAGATGCTGGTGCATGGGGCCAAACTCAGGGTTGATGACGTACTGTACGTCTGGGACATCAGCGAGGTATTCCTCCTCTTCGAATTCCCAACCCACTCGAGTAATGACGGTACCTTCGTCGACGGCTGCGCGCACGTATTCGTCGATGAACTTGGTCTTGTCAATGTGCACGTTGAACTGGTGATTCAAAACCAGTTCATTCTGCTTCGCTGCATCGCGGTCTTCCCAGGTCACTGGATGGACGTTGAACACGTCGTCCGTACTGAGGAACGGCTCGCTCAGTGCAGCGTATCGCCACTCGGCTTGTTTCCGAATCAGCTTCGGAACAATGCTCGAGTTTCCCTTGGGTGTATTGACCTTCGCTGAACCAGTGACGTTCAGGTTGTCAAGCCACTCTGCGATCTTGGTTTTCTGGAGATTGTGCGTCGGCAGCGCATACGTCAGATCCGACTTGAGCGTTCCCAGTTTGGGGGCGTTCTTCCAGTTGGTGAGCGCTGGAGCTTCTAGCCCAAGCTGTTGTGCTTGCGTGTTGTTGTCGTCAGTCATAATTGCGCAGTTCTTTAGGTACCTAAGATCATCCCGTTAAACCTTTTGAAAGTAACGAAATGGACATTAAATCTCTCACCACGGCATTCATTATGCCAACAAAGGCTTCTGACAAAGCAGGAGCCTTCGACATCTTTATGCCTGCGGCTGGTGAAGTTGCCGGCGAAAGCAAGCTAATCGGCTTGGGTTTTGCAGCTGCAGTACCCGATGGCCATGTGGCTTTGCTCTTGCCCCGCTCCAGTTCCGGTGCCAAGCACGGGTTGGAATTGAACAACACCTGTGGAGTTATCGACTCCGATTATCGCGGAGAATGGAAAGCTGCGATGCGAACCAAATCAGGTATTCCATTCAGCTGGGTTGCCGGCGAACGGGTTCTTCAGTTCCTGATTGTCCCGATTGCCAATGTCACCCTCACCGAAGTGGCTGATTTGGATGAAACCAAACGAGGTGAAGGCGGCTTCGGATCGACCGGTGCATAAAACCTGACGAACCAAAGAAAAAAGCCCCATTTCTGGGGCTTTTTTACTGTCTAGTTTCAGGCTTGGGCGCACTTTTTGCCGCCGCCACCCTTACCACCTTTACCTTTTTTCATAGGTAACTCCGTGCTGTTCAAACATTGGAGCCCCTAGTTTAGCCTTAAACCCAGCCGTTTTTCTCCAAACGGTTGTATTGCGCGCCCTTGTCGATCTGCAGGTTCTGGTTTTCCAATTCCTGGCAGGCCGCTTCGTACTTCGCGTAGTAGGTATTGCCTGTGTTGTCCTCGCCACCGATACCAATCGGAGTGTGCACGCGCGCGGCAATGAAGAGAAGCAAGGCACCCAAGTGGGTCTCTGGCAACTCGAGCTCGACGTCTTCAGGCTCAATGTCTTCAGCATCAAGTTTTGGATGGTTAGCCCGAAACACTACCTCTAAGGTATCGGTCTTGAGCTCATCGTTCAGGTAGTCTTTCTTGGCTACGATGTCTGCCGGTACCGTCAACACGCGCTGGCTGGGGGTATTGATCGAGTAGATGTCGACAGGGTTGTTGACCGCAAACTCGAAACCAGACTCAGCAAACACGTACTCCACCTTCAGGAGGTCATCCTTGAAAGGAGACTCAGTGTCGTCGATGTATTTGACTGGCGCGCGAGACCTGGGGTTTGATGTGCAGTACAAACTGTGCAAGTTGTAGGTCAGCACCCCTGGCTGCAGGTTTACCGTGAAGCGTTTGGTCTTCAGGTTGAAGCGTTTGTAGAGGGCGGTCAAACCAAGATTCACATGGGCGACCATCTTGGGGTAGTCCGCAGTGGAGATCAGCCCTTGGCCCGCCCCACCGATAGAGATTTGAGAAAGCTCGCCGTAGCTGAGCTGGTCAAAGACTTCTTGCAGTTTCATTTTGATTCCTTACACGATGTACGACGCCATTCGGTTATCGGGCTCGTCTTCAACGTCGAGCTCCCACATCCCGTCGCCCTTGCTGGAAGTTTTCATTGGAGCTTCCTCCGATGGCTTCCAAGCGCTGAGTGACGACAGCATCGAGATCGTGTCGATGAAGTCATCGTGCTTGCTGCGGAATCCAGAAACGGAAACCAGGCTCAATTCATTGATGGCTTCCGCAATTGTAGGCTCGGTCTTCCTCTCTATCGGGAAAAAGACTTTGCGTGCTTTGAACAAAGGAACCACGGTATTAAACCGAACGAGCTTGTTGGTGTTGGGGCGGATGCCGGGCTTGGAGTCATTACCCTCTGAAGCAAGAGGGAAGTAAACATTCCTCTCGAGCATCTGCCCCTGGATCCATTGGATGAATCCACCCTGTTGACCAGTAACCTCAATGCCCACAGCTTGTGGACGGTAGATCTGCGCGAGACGGAAGAGATCATTGATGTTGGCATCCATGAGTTGACGTTTGCATACCCCATCCACCCAGAGCCAGTCGCCCACGTTGTTGTAGGCCCACACACTGATCACCGAAAAGTCGGACTTGTCTTTGATCGACGTTGCAAAGTCGGTCGTGATGTAGAAGTTGAAGCGGCTTTTGTTGCGCAGCACAGAATCAATGTTGTACCAACAGATGTCGCTGTCCTGGATCATTCGATCCTCTTCGGACATGATTCGCAGCATCAATTCCTGGTTGAACGTATCGATCTTGCCGAGTTTCACCGCGTTGTCGTACTGCTGCTTCACATAATCGAACGTAAAGCGATCAGGCCATGAACCACGGAACTCTTCTCTCGTACAAGGGAACTGCTCGCACACTGGGAACACGTTGACGCCCCAAGCACCAGACTCAACAGCCTTGTACAGCGGGTCTTTCGCATTGAACGGTGTACCAGACCAGATGATCAGGTTCTTGGTTGGGTGAAGCGCATAGTCCACCGCTTTGTAGACGGTGTCTTCCACAGCCGCAATCACCGTGGCTGAGCGCGCATCCTCATCTGAAATCAAGTCATCGAGCACCGCCAGCTGCGGACGTTTACCCAGTTCCTTCGCACCACGCACCCCGGTCTTGGCGCCGTAGCCCTTCACGATGAACACCTTGCCATCGGCATTCTTGAATTCCCAGCGGATGTCCGTGAAACGGATGTCAGGGACGTACTGCTTGAGAAAATCGGAGTTCTCCCAGCGGAACTCCAAGTTCTTGCGCATGTTCTTTACGCCGTTTTCAATGGAGTCCGACACGTAAAGCGCAAGGTCAATCCGGCCAAAGCCAGGCAGCTCGCCATAGGTGGCGATGTACAGGAACAGGTATTCGCCCATCACCGTCGTCTTCGCAATACCGCGGTGACACAGGTTGATGACTCGCCGGCCCCCATGAGTAATCGTATCGAGCATGTGGTAGTGCACCACCGGGGTCTTGTTTTCCTCACCCTGCCCGCCATTCACCAACTTGATGAACGTGACAAACTCGAGCGCAAAGTCACTCGGCACATAGTTCGGATCGATCGCATAGTCGATGTGGTTGAGGTACTCCTCCACCGACCATGGTAAAGCCTCGGCCACAGGGTCCTTGATCATGCAACCTCCTTGGCTTCCACATCCACCACTTCGGCTGGAATCACCCGTGAGTGAGCAATCTCCTCTGCCGTAGCCTGCCCTGCCTCCATGGCCAGCCTCTGGGCCCTTGCCAGCTCCAACGTAGCCTGCCGCAGCTGACTGATCGACCCATCCTCACGCACTTTCACATCCAACTCAACCTTCTGGGTTTCAGGCATCTTCAGGTGGGTCAGCAAGGAATTCGCCGCATCACTGCGCACCTTCTCGCTCTTGGCCGTCACCATCAGCTCAGCCTGCACATTCAAGGCCTTCTGGTACAGATCCTGGTTCAGCACAT